TCATTCTGCAGCCGTCATCCGGCGCGGTGCGACCATCTCGCGGACGACCCCCGCGATGCCTTCTCGCCGAATGTCGACCTCGAGCCCGGCGGCGGTGACCGTGACGCGCCGCACCAGAAGCTGGATTATGCGCGCTTGCTCGGCCGGGAACAATTGCGCCCAGAGCGCGCTGAACTCATGTAGGGCCGCGATGGCATCCGGCTCGGATGCCCCAAGGCCGTCGCGTTTCAGGTTCCCGATCACCTGCGCGACGACCTCCGGCGTCTGCAGAATGCGCCGAACTTCGGTCACGACCGCATCCTCGACCATTCCTGCCGCCAGCCGCATTGGCGCGTTTTCTTCACCGGTTTCGCGGTTCCTGATCACGTCCATTGACACATAGTAGCGGTATAGCTTCGCGCCCTTCTTGGTACTTGTAGGCGTCATGGCCGCGCCAGTGTCGCTGAAAATCAGCCCTTTCAGGAGCGCGGGTGTCCGCGACCGGCTGTTGTTGGCCCGTTTGCGGGGGCTTTCCTTTAGGATTGCGTGGACTTGATACCAAAGCGCCTCGTCGATGATGGCGTCATGCTCGCCGGGGTAGGCCTTGCCCTTGTGGACGGCTTCACCGCGATAAACACGGTTGTTCAGGAGCCGGTAGAGGTAGCCTTTGTCGATCAGCGTTCCCTGCTTGTTGCGGAAGCCGTCGCGGCGAAGTTCGCGGGCCAAAACCGTGGCGGAGCCAAGTTCGACAAATCGCTCGAAGATGCGTCGGATCGATGCGGCCTCGGCGTCGTTCACCAAAAGTTTGCGATCCTGCACATCGTAGCCGAGCGGCACATAGCCCCCCATCCAGATCCCGCGCTTGCGCGATGCTGCCACCTTATCGCGGATGCGTTCACCGATGACCTCACGTTCGAACTGGGCGAAACTGAGCAGGATGTTCAGCGTGAGCCGCCCCATAGAGGTGGTGGTGTTGAATGACTGCGTGACAGAGACGAAGGTCACACCATTGCGGTCGAAGACCTCGACCAGCTTGGAGAAATCCATCAGTGAGCGTGAGAGGCGGTCAATCTTGTAGACCACGACCACGTCGATCAGCCCATCGTCGATGTCTGTCAGCAACTGCTTCAAGCCGGGGCGCTCCAGATTGCCACCGGAGAACCCGCCATCGTCATAGCGTTCGCGCGTGGCGACCCAGCCCTCGGACTTCTGGCTCGCGATATAGGCTTCGCAGGCCTCCCGCTGCGCGTCGAGGCTGTTGAATTCCATATCGAGGCCTTCCTCGCTCGACTTGCGGGTGTAGATCGCGCAGCGCAGGCGGCGGTTTGGGCGGGCTGCCATATGCATCATGCCTCCTCCCGCTTGCGCTCGCGCAGGCCAAAGAATCGATAGCCGTTCCAGCGGGTGCCGGTGATTTCACGAGCGACGGCGGAGAGCGACTTGAACTTGCGCCCTTGCCAGCCAAAGCCGTCCTTCAGCACGGTCACGATGTGCTCGACGCCGTCCCATTCACGAAGGAGTTTTGTGCCCGTGACAGGATTTCGGGGATCAGCGATCTGGTGCTTGCGCCGTGCATGGCCCTCGACCTCGTCGGCCAGCAGATCCAGCATACGGCGCGTTTCCCGGTCGGGGCCGCCATAGGTCAGTTCCTGAAGCCGATACGCGATCCGGAACTCAAGAAAGGCGCGACTGTTGTTCGGGGCCGAGGTGCCGATGAGCTGTTCCCATTCGCCTTTCAACTCCTTGACCGACAGCGCCTTCAGGGCGGCCAGGCGCGACAGAACCGTCTTGTCCAGTTTTGGGTCTGTGCCTGGCCTCAGGGCGGTTATCTTATTGTGATGTTTCATCTATTCCTCCAATGCGGATGCGTTTGGTGCGACGACCACCGCTCTTTCGGGGCGAGAAGTCCACGAAACTGTCTCCGGTTTCGGCAGATAAACCGCTGGACTTCGTGGCCTTCAGCCGAACGACGCCTGCGGCCAGGATGCGCCCAATCTCGGCGAGGCGTGCATCGGCCGACATGCGGTCAGGGCATAGGGGATTGGGCCCCGAAATCGGGGTTTTTCGTGCATCAAGCATGGGAGCGCCTTTCGGGTTGGTGAACCCACTTGGGCCCTGCAGATGCCTAATAATCAAGCTGAAACAGTCGGTTGGTGAAAGTCTGCGGGCTCGAGAGTATGTGCTAGGGTTTGTAGCTCCGCGCAATTAATGGCGTGTGGCAGTTTTCACCAGTGGATCAGTCTCGAGTTTGAGCGCGGCTTTCCAAAGCGGTGTTTTGGTGAACACGCTGCGCTCGGTACTTTGGAACCCTTTAATACGGCTCATGTGAAGTAAGCCTGTCCAGCAAAGCGGCCGAAGTATGTTGAGGTATAAGCTGCCAAGCACGTCATCGTAGCGGGGTAACGGGCTGTGGTCGGGTGGACCGTAAAGGGTTTGGCGCAGGTCCGCGCCTGTAATGCCGTCCTCGGCCTCGACATTGAGAATGTTCAAAAACATGTCCCAGTTGCCAAGAAGGGGCCCATCACTGAAACGCGTGTACCCGGTGTGGTTCACCTCAAAGAGATAAAACGGCGTTATAATGCCAAAAATCCGACCCGGATGCTGGCTGACTTCTGTGCCCGCCTTGGTCAGTTTGAACTGCCCCTTGTAGTGCCGCCCCATCTTGAGGGTCGTCAGCAAAAAGTGGGTATCGCTGAGCGGCATGAAATCCTGCTCGTTCAGGACTTTGTTCACGGCAAAGAGGTCCGCCTCGGTATGGCCGGGCCAGTCAAATTCGGCTGCAGCCCAATGAACGAAATTGCGTTTGAAGCCCTTGGACGCGGTGAGGCCGATAGCGCCATGCTCAGCGAGATACGCGAAGGTTTTCTGGAAGCCTCTCAGCATAGGCGAATAGCTGAGGGATAGCTCGTCATCGGCAAGGGAACGGAATTCGATCATTTCAAATCTCCCGCGCAAACCAACGAATGCGGCCGATGATGACGATTTCATCTGCCGTGCGCTCATACTCCGGATAATGCTTGTTGTCCGAAATCACACGGACGGCGGGCGGGTCGCTGTTTGGGACATGCTGCAGGCGTTTCGCTACCAAGCCCATGCCGTCATCTAGAACAAAGATCCCTGGCGGGTTTGGGGACTTTCGATCCATGTCAACGAGCACAGTGTCACCATCAAAAAGCGTGGGTTCCATACTGTCGCCCTCGACCTTCATGATCCGGAGCTGTGAGGGCAAAGCTTTTAGGCCTTGTTTGATCCAAGACTTCCGGAAGTGGTAAGCACGGCCTGGTTCGTCATAGTCTTCAAGAGCCACAGACCCGCCGCCCATGGAGGGCCGCACGGGAGCTTGCGCGATCGGTACGAAAGTCTCGTCGGGGTTCTCCAAGAATGGGGAGGGACCCTCGATGTCACCAATGCCGTGGATCAGCCAATCCACTTCGACCTTGAGGACGCGCGCGACCTCCATCAACCGATCCAGACCGGGCCGGGATGAGCGACCACGCAGGATGTCATAGACGAACGATCGATTGACCCCGGCCATCTCTGCAACATGCGCGGGGCTGAGCCCAAGCTGATCAGCTCGAGCTTGCAGGCGGTCGGCTAAACTGTAGTGCGCGATCATCTTATCCCCATCCGTTTGTGGATACAATAGGATAAGACATGATTGCTATGGGATCGTCAAGGCGATAGAACATTAAAGGAACATATGTGGTGAGAGTCGGAGGCGGTCATGCAGATTGAAAAGGAATATTATTCGCTTCCAGAGATCCTTCGGCGCTGGTCGATTGAGGAAGACGATCTGATCTATTTGGCCGAAAACAACCAAGTTCGCTTGTCTATTCGGGTCTTCAATCAGTTGCTCGAATTTGGCGACTATGACGCGGACATCGATGGAACTCGGTTCCGGGTGCCCTATGAGGAGCGAGTGTTCAGCGGCCTCTTGGACCTGCACGCCTGTGACGCCTTTCATCTTTTTCGTTGTAGCGAGGTTTATCTCAGCGAATTCCGTCATGACCGTTGCGGCTATGCTGCTTTTCTAGAAATGCATGCCCCCCAGTACGTTGTGATCGGGGACTTACTGATGCGGCGCCATGAGCGCGATCGCTATGAAATCAAATCAGGATTTCATGCTGGGGGCGGCGATAGCCCGGAACAGGGGTTCATATTCACGGTTGGCTATCGCGAAGTGCGCAGCCGGGGCTTTTGTTTTCAACTCGGTGCAATCCAGGCGGAGGTGGTGCGTGCACTCCACGCCGCAGCCGAAGCAGGACAGCCTTGGCAGAACGGGAAGACAATTCTCACGACAGCAGGGTCCCGCAGCCTCAAGATGGTGGATGTCTTCAAGTCGAAGCCTGAGTGGCGCGAATTGATTCAGTCTGATGGGCGCGGAAACTACCGTTTGCGCTGCGATTAAGAGGCGACCACCCGCGCGTGGCGTGGGGTGGGTGCGGGATCAGGCGGGGGATGGGTGCGGGATCCCCATCCCCCACTGCGTTTCAGAGCCTTGATTTCTCTTGATGTCTTCATCCGGCACCGTATCCCACTTCGATCCCGACGACATCCCACACGAGTGTTTCGCATTGTCTCCTGGTAAACAAGACAGGAGACGACAATGCAGTCAAAACTCTGCCTCACCCAAAAGGAGTTGGCCCGACGCTGGGCAATTTCTCATCGCACGCTTGAGCGTTGGCGCTGGACCGGCGAGGGCCCCGATTATCTCAAACTCGGCGGGCGGGTGATTTACCGGCTCGAAGACATCACGACCTTTGAGGCTGCGGCCTTGCGCCGGGGCGACGCCTCTCAAAGCGCACAGGTGTCGTAATGGCTTCGCAGATCCGCGATGACATTGGCTTTTATGCTTGGGTCTCACTGGCAGATGCGGGTGCAGCCGTCAGCTATCACCGCGGTTTTTTGGCGGTTGATACGGGCTCGCTCATGTCGCGCCTTTCGCCCTCTCAGCAGGCAACGTTGCGCGGCATCGCGGATGCCGCCTGGCGCGCCTCTGAGCAAAAACTGGTGCACCTTGTCCAGGAACGTCTCGGCCCGGAACTCTTTGAGTACCGCGCCATTGCCCGGCCCAAGCCGCCTTCAACTTCCATCCCCGAACGGCTGATCGCAGCCCACTGATCCCTTTTGAAAGGACCCACTATGGCTTTCCCCCAAAATACCCCGAGCGTGGGTGACATGCTCAATATGCCGGTTACAGAACTGGCTCTCATGCCGCCAAATCTGCTTTCAGCCATCCAAGCAGAAATCGATGTCGCCGCTGACCGCATGAAGGCGGTGACTGAGCGCTTCGCGCTGGCCCTTGAGGTCCGTTATGCTTCGCGCGCTACTGAGTGTCGCCGTCACGAAGGAAAGGACACCGGCATAATCCGCTTTGCAGATGGCGACGTCACCGTGATTTCCGACCTGACGAAACGGATCGATTGGGATCAGGCGAAACTCGCCCAGATCGCAGAAAACATCGCCTCGTCTGGCGAAGACCCAGCGGAGTTCATCGATACCAAACTGACGGTATCGGAGCGTAAATTCACGGCGCTGCCGGACAGCTGGCGCAAGGGCTTTGAGCCTGCGCGCACGGTCCGGACCGGCAAGCCCAAGTTCCGCTTAGTGCTGGGCGAGGAGGTGCGCTGATGGCTATTTCTCTCGCATCTCTGCGCACCAGTTCGGTGCTTCAACCACCGCGTATACTTATCCACGGCGTGGCCGGGGTGGGTAAATCCACCTTTGCCGCTGACGCGGGCGCGCCGGTGTTCATCATGACCGAGGATGGGCTTGGCAAACTGCAGGTCCCGCATTTTCCGTTAGCGATGAGTTATGCCGACGTTGCACAAGGGCTCGACGCCTTGCTGGAGGAAGATCACGACTACGGCACGGTCGTCGTTGACAGCGTCGACTGGCTCGAGCCGCTGATTTGGGCTGAGGCGTGCAAACGCAATGGCTGGCAGTCGATCGAAACCCCGGGCTTTGGCAAGGGCTATGCCGAGGCGCTGACCATCTGGCGGGAATATCTCGATAAGCTCAATGCGCTGCGCGACCGCAAAGGCATGGTGGTCATCCAGATCGCCCATACCGACATCAAGCGTTTCGACAGCCCGGAGCATGAGCCTTACGATAGATATGTGATCAAGCTGCAGACCCGCGCCTCGGCGCTGCTGCAAGAACATTCCGATGTGGTGCTTTTCGCCAACTATCAGATTTCGGTCGCCAAATCCGATGTCGGCTTCAACAAGAAGGTGACCCGTGCGCTCGGGTCCGGTGCGCGTGTTATGCACACCGAGGAGCGTCCCGCCTTCCTTGCCAAAAACCGTTACGGCCTGCCGGACACTCTGCCGCTCGCGTGGTCACAGTTCCTCGCAGCCATGCCCCAATCCCAATGATTGCCTTGAAAGGATACGACCATGGCACGTTTTGATACGTCCTTTGACGCCACCAGCGTTGAACCCACTACGGCTTACGAGCTGCTGCCCGCAGGTAAATACCGCGCTCAGATCGTCGAGAGCGAGATGCGCGTGACCCGCAATGGCATGGGCCAGTTTCTCTGGCTGATGCTAGATATTTTGGATGGCCAGTATCAAGGCCGGAAGATCTTTGAACAGCTGAACCTCGTGAACCCGAACCCCACCACGGTCGAGATTGCACAGCGGACGCTGTCGGCAATCTGCCATGCGACGGGCAGGATGCATGTCAGCGACAGCGAGGAGTTGCACCTGATCCCGATGACGATCCAGGTGAAGATCAAGCCGCCAAAGAATGGCTACGGGGAGAGCAACGCCATCGCCTATCTGCCGCCCGAAGGTGGGGGCGCTCCAGCCGCTGCCGCAAAGCCTGCTGCAGCCCCCGCGGCACCGCCCACAACGCAGGCCGCTGCTGTCCCGCCCAAGATGGCCTCTGCGCCCTGGAACAAGAAGGGCTGATCAATCGCGCTGCTCCGCTCCTTGACTGACGGAGCAGCGCCCAACCCCATCTGAGGATATTTCCATGACTGACCTGCAAAACACAGCCCCTGTGGCTGTGATCAGCCCCGGCTTGCCTGAAGACCAGCACCGGTTGATCGAACTCGACGATGATATTGCCAAGATCCGCACGCAGATTGCGACTGCTGATTTGGCACGCCAACGGGGGCAAAAGCCCATCGACCCTGATTGGTTCCACCGGGCGCGCACTGCGCTACGCCACCTGTGCCGCGAACGGTCCGAGTTGCTTGCCAAAGGCACCGGCCGCCGTCGCCGCGAAAAGCTGAAAGATGCTCTGATCGGCGTGCTGCGTGAGCGCCATGACCCGGACACTTGGAGCGGCATTCTGGCCGAGGCCCAAGCCCGTAGCGAACGGGAGGGCTTGTGATGGCTGATCTTCCCGTACCACCCACGCCAACGCTTACGGCGATCTACGCCGATTATGAGGCCCGCCAAGGCGATGGCTTCCGTGACCATCTCGGGGCATCCATCATCGGAAAATCTTGCGCACGCGCGCTCTGGTATGATTTCCGCTGGGTGACGCCGTCATGCTTTTCCGGTCGCCTGCTGCGGCTGTTCGAGACAGGCCAGCTGGAAGAGGACCGTATGGTGCGCAACCTGCGCGTCACCGGTGCGACCGTGCTTGAGGTTGATCCGGAAACCGGGCGGCAAATCCGTGTGGAGGCCCATGGCGGTCATTTTGGTGGCTCGCTGGATGGCGTCGCGCTCGGCCTGCTTGAGGCCCCGAAAACCTGGCATGTGCTGGAATTCAAAACGCATGGGGTCAAGAGCTTCACCGAACTGACGGCCAAGGGCGTGGTGCTGTCAAAGCCCCAGCATGCCGCGCAGATGCAGATCTACATGCATCTTACCGGTATCACCCGTGCGCTCTACATGGCGGTCTGCAAGAACACTGACGCGCTGCATATCGAACGGGTTGAGGCCGATCCTGCCATGGCCGAACGCCTTCTGGAGAAGGCTGGCAGGGTCATCTTCGCCCAGCATCCGCCTGCACGGATCAGCGAGGACCCGGCTTGGTTCGAATGCCGTTTTTGCGATCACCATGCAGCTTGTCATGAGGGTGGCGGGGCTGCTGTGACCTGCCGTTCCTGTCTGCATTCTACGGCCGTTGATGGCGGATGGCACTGCGCGCGCCATGACAGAATCCTGGCGCCGGCTGAGCAGCGGGCCGCTTGCGGCAAACATCTCTTCATCCCCGATCTCGTGCCGGGGGAGGTCATTGATGCGGGGGACGACATTGTCACCTACCGCATGAACGATGGTGCTTCCTGGTCAAATGACGCTCGCACTACGGAGGCTGCCGCATGCTGACCCTGCGCCCATATCAAAAAGCTGCCATTGCCGCGATCTACGAATACTACGAGAACAAATCTGGCAATTGTTGCATTGTGATCCCGACCGCTGGAGGGAAGTCTTTGGTTATGGCCGCCTTCATCGAGGGCGTGCTGAAAGCCTGGCCGGATCAGCGCATTCTGATCGTGACCCATGTGCGCGAGTTGATCGCGCAGAACCATGCTGAAATGATCGGGCTCTGGCCCGAGGCACCCGCA